AAAGAATTGTTACAAGATATAATGAAAGATGATGAAGCTTTAGGATTGTATGATTGTTCTAAACAAGAAACACTTGAAGAAGTTGCTGAAAAAGTATCAAGAGCATTTGACAATGATAATTATAAAGCATTAATGGATTTAGTTAAAGAAGGTGCTAATTGGCAAGCTGAAAGAATGTATAGTGAGGAAGAAGTAAGAAATATTGTGGAACAAACTATTGAAAAATTTTATAAACACAGATACGTAGAAACTAAATCAGAAATGAAAGAGCTATGGTTTGAACAATTTAAAAAGAAATAACATTATGAAAACAACAGAAAGTGTTTTAAGAGAATATATACAATTTGAAGATGTAAACCAGTCAGAAACTATTGAACTTTTACCTTTAACAATAATTGATGCAATGGATGAATATGCAAATCAACAAGAAAGAAGGTATAGTGAGAAAGATATGAAATTAGCTTTTGAAACAGGTAGAAACTTTCAATTAACAGGAGAAAATAATTTTAATGAATTGATTGGGCAATTTAAAAAGAAATAAGATATGTATGTTCCAAAATGTTTTCAAACAAATATAACTAAAGAAGAGTTAATTGAAAAGATGAAAAATAAAGAAACACAAGAGTGCGACTTACTCCAACATATTAAGTTCTGTTTAGAATGTAACAATGAAGCACAAGCTATAAGACTTATAGAGAAATATGGTTTTGTTAAGCAAGAAGAAAAATATGAAGAACTAGAAACAGCAATATCACTTCTTAAACAAACAACAGAATATGAAGTGTTAGATAGTTGGAAACAAAAAGTTAAGGAACTTGAACAATTTAAAAAGAAATAAAATGAAACTACAATTAGAAGCACACAATAACAAATATGTTATTGAAACACCAACAGATGATTTAACAGCAGTAGAATTTTTAGAAATTATAAAAGGTTTAATGTACCAAATGACATTTGCTGAATATAGTATTAACGAAGCTATTTTAGAATTAGCTGATGAAATTAAATAAGATGCCTGATATAACAATGTGTAATGGACAAGGTTGTGAATTAAAATCAACCTGTTATAGATATAAAGCTGAACCAAGTGAGTATAGGCAAAGCTATTTTACTGAAGCACCTATTGAAGATGAGCAATGTGATTACTATTGGGAAGTAGAAGATTAAAAACTTTAATACTGAAACTTTAAGAGATTATATGCTATCTGTATTAAAACCTAAAGTTAGCGGTAACTTAAAAATCACAACAATTAGCGCTACATATGAGATTAATTTAACAATTAGTTATTTGTATTATTTTTAAATAAAAATCTAATATATAGATTCTATTATGGATAAAAGAACACTTAACGGAAACAAAGGACATTCAACTAAAAGTAAATCAGGAATAGACAAACGCAAGAATGAATATCGTACTGCATTAGAACAAGCTGCAACAGTTGAAGATGTTATTGAAGTAATAAAAATGGTGCATACAAAAGCAGTATCAAAGCAAGACATAAAAGCAGCACAATTATTCTTGGAATACTATTTAGGAAAACCAAATCAAAGTATTGACATTAATTCAAGCGAAGGATTCAATGTGAACTTTAATGAATTGTTTAAATTTAAAGAATGATAAACATACATAGTAAGTATAAACCAATAGGAACTGCAGATAGTAGATACTTTGTAATTACAGGTGGTCGTGGTTCAGGTAAATCTTATTCTGTTAATTTACTTTTAACTATGCTCACCTATGAAAGTGGGCATACTATTTTATTTACAAGATATACTTTAACATCTGCTTATATTTCTATTATTCCTGAATTTATAGATAAGATTAATACATTAGGTTTAAATAATGACTTTCACATTACTAAAGAAGAAATAGTTAATTTAAAAACAGGTAGTAAGATTCTATTTAAAGGAATTAAAACAAGTAGCGGTGACCAAACTGCAAACTTAAAATCATTGCAAGGTGTTACAACTTGGGTATTAGATGAAGCTGAAGAATTAACAGATGAAAGTACATTTGATAAAATAGATTTATCTATAAGAAGTAAAGACAAACAAAATAGAGTTATACTTATATTAAATCCAACAACTAAAGAACATTGGATATATAATCGTTTTTTTGAAGGTAAAGGTATTAACGCTGGTGATAATACAACTAAAGGCGATACAACTTTTATCCATACTACATACGAAGATAATATAGAAAACTTATCTGAATCTTTTATAACACAAATAGAAGATATTAAACGCAGAAGGCCTGAAAAGTTTAAGCACCAAATATTAGGTGGTTGGTTAGATAAAGCTGAAGGAGTTATATTTACAAATTGGAAAATAGGAAAGTACGAACATATAGGCACAACTGTATTCGGTCAAGACTTTGGATTTAGTAATGACCCTACTACATTAGTAGAATGCAATATAGACGCTTCTAATAAACGAATATATATTAATGAATGCTTTTCATTACAAGGACTAACAACGTCGCAGATATACAATTTAAATAAGCAATATGTTAAAGATGCTTTAGTAGTAGCAGATAGTGCTGAACCAAGATTAATTAGTGAGTTATCTAATTTAGGTTTAAATATAGTTCCAACAATTAAAGGTCAAGGTAGTGTAACATACGGAATAAGTTTATTACAAGATTATGATTTAATTGTAACACCTGAATCAATTAATTTAATCAAAGAGTTGAATAACTATTGCTGGTTAGAAAAGAAATCAAACACTCCTATTGATAATCACAATCACTTATTAGATGCGTTACGTTATGCGGTAAGTTATCAATTAGAGAACCCACACAAAGGAAACTATTATATTTATTAATTATGACATACGGACAAATTATAGCAACAATAGAATGCTACATTTATTTAAAGACAAATAATAATGTAAGAATAGGTATGCCAAGAAACGTTGGAGAAATAAAGAAAATGCAACAGATGTATGACGTAGCAAAGCAAGAAGTGTTATATATGTGGCAAGTTTAATTTGTTAAAGTTTTGTTAAAATTTGTAAAATGTTTTTTTTGTTTAAAACTTTGTGTACATTTGTATGGTAATCAAATAACAAATAGAAATTATGACAAATTTTACTACATTATCTAAAGATTTAAACAAAGGAACTTTTACTTACGAAACTTTAAATAAATTTTTTCAAATAGAAGTTTTAGTGGATTTTAATACTTGTGAAATTACAGTTTTTTATTATAAAGGTAAAATGTTAACGCCAACCAAAAAAGAAAAATTTCACTCTTTATATGGTTGTTTTGGCAAACAAAGTTTAGAAGAAAAATTTAATGAAATAATTAAAAATCTATAACGAAATCAGGGGTGCGACTGTAACGCACTTTTAAAATATGAAAACATTAGTAGCAGTATTATCAGCAACAGTAGGAATGCATACAGATAAAATGATTGTAGCAATTCCTTGTTTATTATTAACTTTTTACATTTTATATAAAAGTGCAAAAGATTCTAAATAAGTGCTGGGAAAAAGAATTGTATATTTACCCTGTTCCTATTAAAGAAACTTACTACGAAAATAAAAGGCAAGTACAGAAATGTAAGATAGCAATTAAAACAGGAAATAAAGAAATAATAGGAGAAAGGATATACAGACAAGACGAAGAACTATATAACGAAATAAATAAATTGTATAGTTATTACGCAAATAAAATTTGGGGAAGTTTTTTTTAAAGTGGAAATTGGATAGTTAGAAATAGCTATCCTTTTTTTTGTTTTATACATATAGCGTTAATTTTAATTTTTAAATAAAAAAATGAAAGTTAATATTACTATTCCTGAATCGTTAAAAGAAGTTACTTTATATCAATACCAAAGATTTGAAAAACTAACAACAGAAAATGAGCCAAGTGAATTTGTAAACCAAAAAACAATAGAGATATTTTGTAACATAGAACTAAAAGATGTTGCAAGAATACGCATAGCTGATGTAAGTAATTTATTAACGCATTTAAACGATTTACTACAACAAAAACCTAAACTAACTAATACATTTAAGTTAGGTGTTTATGAGTTTGGATTTATACCTAAACTTGAAGATATAACTTCAGGCGAGTATATAGATTTGGAAACTTATTTAAGTGATACGCAAACGCTTCATAAAGCTATGGCGGTTCTTTACAGACCAATTAAAACAAAAGTAAAGGATTTATATACTATTGAAGAATACGAGGGTGCAGACAAATATAGTGAAGTTTTAAAGTATATGCCATTAGATATTGCTTTAGGTTCTATGCTTTTTTTTTGGACTTTGCTCAACGATTGCGTGAGCGGTTTAGCGGATTATATACAGAACGAAGCGGAACAATCGGAACAAGCGAACAAGCTTTTGGAAAAAAATATGGTTGGTATCAATCAATCTATGCAGCAGCTCAAGGGAATGTACTCAACTTTAATTCCGTCACAAAACTTCCAATTACTCAATTAATGATGTGGTTAATGTTTGAAAAAGAAAAAACAGAAATAGAAATTCAAAATATAAAAAGAAATGGTGTACGACATAATTAATTTAATAAGAACAGCTTTATTAGAAGAACCTTTTTGTAATACAGTTACAGAAGGTGATATTTTTGATGTTGATTTGAACAAGCAAACTATATTTCCGTTAAGTCATATTATAATGAATAACGCTTCACATCAAGGCAATACAATTCAATTTAACATTACTATTTTAGCAATGGATATTGTAAACCAAAAAGATGAAGAAAATAAATTAGATATTTGGAATACGCAAATGTTATTACTTACAAGATTAATGGATAGGTTAAATAGAGGTGATTTAAGAACTAATAATTTTGAGCTAACAGGCAATCCAAGTTATGAGCCATTTTCTGAAAGGTTTGAAAACGATTTAGCAGGTTGGGCATTAACATTTGATTTAGTAGTTAGAAACGGAATGACTATTTGTAATTAAATTTTATGTTAGATAATAAAAACACAAAGGAATATTTAAACGCATTTGCTAAATATGTAATTCAGCAGAGTAGAAGTAATTTAACTAAAGGAAATAAAAACGTAAATAAAAAACTTTATAATTCTTTAGATAAAGAAATTGAGGTTGGTGCAAATAGTTTTAGAATGGCTTTCTTAATGGAAGATTATGGTGCATATCAAGATAAAGGAGTTTCAGGAACGCAAAAGAAATACGATACACCATTTAGTTATAAAACTAAAAAGCCACCATTAAAACCTATAACAGATTGGGTTAAGAATAGAAGATTTCAATTCACAAAAGATAATGGTAAATTTATGAGTTATCAATCTACTGCATTTTTAATTCGTAACTCAATATTTAAAAAAGGCATTAAACCGAGTTTGTTTTTTACAAAACCATTTGAGAAAGCATTTGAAAAATTGCCTGATGAATTAATACAAGCTTATGGTTTAGATGTAGAACAATTTTTACAATATACAATTAACAAAAAATGAAAAAGATATT